TGGCGGGCGCTGTTGCGTCGTCTGTCGTCGGCTCTGCTGTGGCCCGCCGCCAAGAAAAAAAGATGAGCGCAGCGGCGCAGGCCGGCGCAGCCAATGCCGCCGCAGCCAATGCCGCCGCCGCCAGACTGCGCGACGTGCAGAGCGTGGTGCGCAGCGCCATCGAGCCCCAGCGCATCGTGTATGGCCGTGCGCTGGTGGGCGGCACGCTGCCGTTTTGGTTTGTGAGTGGCGATTTAGGCCAGTTCCACCATTGGGCGCAGACGCTGGCCGGGCACCAGATTGATGGCGTTGACGCCTACTATGTGGGCGACGATCCCGTCACCGTCGATGGCAATGGCTGGGTGACCACGCCGCAGTATTGCCGTGGCGGCACGGTGCCGCTCATCCGCCTGCGCCTCTACACCGGCACACAGACCACCCTCGACGCCGACCTAGTGGCCGCCAGCGCCGGCGCACTTACCGCCGCCGACGCCGGGCGCGGCATGGCCTACCTGTACGTGCGCTGGGAGGCCGACTTCGACGTGTTCGGCCAGACCGGCGCCCCCACCATCCGCGCTGTGGTGCGTGGCAAACCCCTGCTCGACCCGCGCACCGGCCAGACCGTGTTTTCCGACAACGCCGCGCTGGCCGTGCGCGACTACCTCACCAGCCATCAGGGCCTGCGCTGCACCACCGCCGAGGTCAACAATGCCGACGTGATCGCCGCCGCCAACATCTGCGACGAGATCATCCCCCTTGCGGGCGGCGCCACCCAGCGGCGCTACACCGTCAACGGCGCCCTGAGCTGCGGCGACAACCTCAAAGACAACCTCGAAACCCTCACCGACGCCATGGCCGGCATGGCCGCGTGGACGCAAGGCCAATGGAGCGTGCAGGCCGGCGCGTGGCAGGCGCCCGTAGGCCCCGGCATCGGGGTTGACGACATTATCAGCGTCGAGGAGGTCATCGCCTTCACCCCGCGCCGCGAGCTATTCAATACCGTCACAGGCACCTACATCGAGCCCGGCGAGGTGTTTGCCGCCAAGCAATTCCCCGCCGTCACCAATGCCGGCTATGTGGCGCAAGACGGCGGCCATGTGGTCGAGCGCGACCTCACGCTGCCCCTGTGCAACGACGGCGTGCGCGCCCAGCGCATGGCCAAGATCGAGCTCGAGCGCGCCCGCCAAGCCGTGACCGCATCACTGCTGTGCAAATGGACGACCTACGACCTGCGCCCCGGTAGCCACGTGGCCGTGACCATTCCGCGCTACGGCTGGGCCGGTAAAACCTTCTTCGTGGCCGACCGCACCCTGAGCGCCGACGGCATCCGCTACGTGCTGCGCGAAACCGCGCCCCAAGTGTGGGCGTGGAACATGGGCGAGGCCACCGCCACCGACCCCGCGCCCAACACCACCCTGCCAAACCCGTTTGTCGCGCCCGCCATCACCGGCCTGGCCGCGCACAGTGGCACCGGCGCACTGCAGATTGCGGGCGACGGCACCGTAATCAGCCGCATCCGCCTAAGCTGGGCCACCCTTATCAGCCCGCACATACAGACCGCCGGGCGAGTCGAAATTGAATACCGCCCCGTGGGCGCGACCGATTGGGTAACGGCCCGAGCAGACGGCAGCGAAACTGCGACCTACCTAGGCCCGGTCGAAGATGGCATTGTGTACGAGGTGCGCGCGCGGGCTGTCAACAGCATCGGCCAGCGCGGCACTTGGGCCAGCATCACGCATACCGTGGTGGGCAAAACCGAGCCACCGCCCAGCGTGACCGGCCTCACGATCAGCGGCGACACTCTCAACTGGGCACCTATCGAGGGCGTGGCCGATCTGGCGGGCTACGTGGCGCGCTTCCACTACGGCAACAATCCGTGGTGGCCCACCGCCACGCCGCTGCACGATGGTGTGATCACGCAATCCCCATGGACGATGATCACCCGGCCCGCAGGCCCCGTCACGCTTATGGTCAAGGCGCTCGACACCTCGGGCAACACCAGCCTGCAGCCCGCCGTGATCATCACCGATCTAGGTGATCCGCTGGTGGACAACGTGTTGCTGTCGTGGCCACAGGCACCCACTTGGCCCGGCACCATCACCGGCGCCAGCGTGGCCGCCGGTGTGCTTTGGGCCAGCGAAAATGACAGCTTCTATGGCCCGAGCTTGGCCGCGTTTTACGGCGCCAGCGAGGCCCCGCGCTACGTTGCGTCAACATTTGCAGATGCGGAATATGCCTTTGCTTTGGTCAACGCAGCCAGCGGGCATCTCACCCTATTGCACAGCATCGATGGACTGAGCCGCACCATCGAATTCCAGCGCGACAACCAAAACGCGCGCTATGGTAGCCCCAGCGACCTGTTTTATGCCGGCGCTGGCGCCGACCCTTTCTACGGCTTGCCGCCGGCGTGGGCTACGTGGCCCGGTGGGCTGATGCTGACGCTGCCCGAGCGCATCGCCTTCCGCGTGCGCGTGGCTGGCGGTTCGCAGCGCGGCAGCATCAGCCTGCTCACGGCCGTGCTCGACGTGCCCGACGTGATCGAAACCATCGCCGACGCCGTGGTGCCCGCTGGCGGCTCCCGGCTGCCGATCGCGCAAAGCTACCGCCAGATCGTCAACGTGCAGATCACCCTGCAAGACGACAACAACGGCGGGCGCACCGCCCTCATCATCGACAAAAACCCCGTTTTGGGGCCATCCGTCATCGTGCTCAACGCCGCCGGCGCCTCGGTGCCCGGGCGCGTCGATGCCACCGTCCAAGGTTTTTGAAACAGGAGCCCACCCATGACCGCCCCACCCGCCAGAAACACACTATCCGGCACCCCGACCAACGCGCAATTCAACGCCGGCATAGGCGCCCTCTACGACTACACCGTGGGCCTGCTGGGCGCCAGCGGCACCCCCGCTGCCGCCCGCGCCGCGCTCGACGCAGTTGGCCTGACCGGCAACGAGACCATTGCAGGCGTCAAGACGTTCAGTAGCCCGATTGCTGGTGCCACGAACAGCCAAGTGAGCCTAACTGGCGACCAGACCATTGCTGGAGTTAAGTCCTTCAGCAGCCAGGTCAACGGCAAGACTAGCGGAACAGACTCAATTCCAGCCTTCTCCGCCGCAACGACCGGTGGTGCTTACAACACTATGTGGGATCGTCGTGGTGCACCGTTCCACGCGGTTTCGGAGACAGTAGGCAGCAGCTATTCCCCGGCTTTAAGTCACCAGTACACTCATAACGCTGGGTGGGGCGGTGTCTACTCAGTTGGGGTGCTTAACCACGCGGCACAAAGCGCCGGATCGTTTGTCATCCACCATATAAATTCCGCTGCTGCCGAGCATTTCGAGTGGCAGTTCAACGGGTCAAACGGTGACTTCATAGCTCCGGGCGCCATCTCAGCAGATTCTGGGCTTCGAGCCAACACCATCGCCAACCGCGTAGGAACCGGAGCGCCGAATTTTCCGAATGGGTTAACGGCCCCGTCTATTACCGTGGGGGCGTTGCCTACGTTTCAGTGCCGCGCATGGGTCAATTTCAACGGCGCGGGCGCGGTGGCTATTCGGGGTGGCGGGAATGTGTCGAGTATTACGGATAACGGGGTGGGTGACTACACGATAAACTTTATAACCGCCATGCCTGATGGGAATTACGCAATTACAGGAACTTGCAACACCATCCAACAACACCCCGTCGTTGGTGTGAGCCTTCATAATCACGATACATCGTTCGCGCGGGTGTTGACAGGGACGTCTGGTAGCTCTGCTTCCACTGGATTCGTCACCGACCCTGATTTTGTGTTTGTCGCCATCTTCCGCTGATCCCACACCATGAGCACACAACAAATGAACCCCGTCATCATCTACAACCAAGACAACGGCGTAGTAGCCATTATCCGTCCCACTGAAGAAGCCCTTAGCGTGTACGGTATCGAAGCCATCGCAGCCAAGGATGTGCCCGCAGGCAAGCCATACAGGATCGTGGACGCCAGCGAGATCCCCACTGACCGAAGCCAGCGCAATGCATGGACGGTGGATGACGCTGATCTGACGGGCGGCGTAGGCGCTGAATCCAACGAGTTTCCGCAGGGGGTGCAACCGTGATTATCAAGATCGACCAGACTCTGGCCAAGCCGCCAGTGCCGCAATCCGTCACCATGCGTCAAGCCCGTCTGGCGCTGCTGCGAGCTGGCCTGCTGGACGACGTGGGCGCCGCCATCGCAGCAATCCCTGATCCTGCCCAACGCAAGGCGGCAGAGATTGAATGGGAGTACGCGCAGACGGTTGACCGAAACAGCCCGTTCACGCAGCAAATGGCGGCAGGGCTGACCCTGACTGCGGCGCAACTGGACGCACTGTTTACACAGGCGGCTGGGCTGTAACCGGCAATGGACACTACGCCGCGCATCATCAAGATCGGCGATGCCCTGAGCCAGCTCATCAACGTGGCGCTGCTGCCGGGGCACCGGCAAACCACGGCCAATGAGTCGATTTCAGGCCGGGCGCATCGCATGGGCTGGCGGCACATCGAGCGCGTGATCGACGCGGTGTTTTCGCCATTCGAGCGCGACCATTGCCGGCGGGCGCACGAATCTGACGTAGCGCGGGCAATGAAACTTTTGGGATTGGAGGAGTAAACATGGACGACGAATACGACGGCGCAGACCGCAGACGCGAGCCCGAGGGCTGGCACCTCGATAAGCGCATCCCCATTGCGACGCTTGTGGCGATTCTGACTCTGGCGCTTGGTGGCATCCTGCACATCACGCAGATTCGCACCGATCTGGAGATTTTGCGCCAGCAGCAGGCCGCCCTTTCGCAGCGCGTGGAGCGCTCTGAGATTGCGAACCGCGAGTACCTGCAAAAGATCGACCGCAGCCTAGAGCGCTTGAACGACAAGCTCGACCGGGCCATTTCAGACGGCGCGGTAAGGGGACGGCCATGACGCCGCTGTTTTTCCTGCTGGTGCCCTTTCTTTGGTTCTGGGTTTTGTTTGGAGCTTGACTATGCCTAACCCAATCGACCGCTGGAAAAATCGTCGCCGTATGGCCTGGGTGTCGTTGTTCGCGGGCTTTGGTTACCCGCTGTTATTGTGGGTATCCGATTCAGACCAGATCGGCAGCGTTGCCGGCCCGTTCTACGTGTTCATCTCTGCCGTTATCGCCAGTTATATCGGATGGGCCACGGTCGATGACAAAAATTTCAAGGACACGCCCAAGGGCGCCGACGAAAGGCAGGAATGAAGATACTGATCGCAGCCGGGCACGGCGGGATCGACCCCGGCAACACTTGGAACGGCGCGCATGAGGCCGTGTTGATGACGCAACTGCGCGACATGGTGGCCGAGCGCCTGCGCCGGGCCGGGCACGAGGTGACGACTGACGGCAACAAGGCGCAGAACCAAGTGCTGCGCGAGTCCATGCGGCTTGCTGCCGGGCAGGACGTGGCGATTGAGCTGCACACCAATGCTGCTGCGCGCACAGCGGCTACGGGCGTCGAGGTGATCGCAGATCGGCGCGACTCGGCGCTGGCGCAACGCATTGCACAAGCCATTGCCCGTGTGCTGGAAATCCCGGTGCGGCGCAATGCCGGCTGGTTGCCGGTGGCCGATATTGCAGCAGAGCGCGGTTTCACGCCGGGTTTTGTGCGCGCTGGTGGCCTGATCGTGGAATGTTTTTTCCAGAGCAACCCCGACGACCTGCTCAAGTACCGCGCCCGCACCGAGCTGGTGGCCGATGCGATTGCCAACGCGATTGCGCCGCCTGATGGGGCGGCACCGTGATCTGGCCCTTGCTTGCAAACCGCTGGCTGCTGGGCGGCCTAGTGGCTGCCGTGGTGGCCGCTGGGGCTGTCTGGACGGCCTACAACGCTGGCTATGAGGCCGGTGCTACCCGCGTGCAGACCGCATGGGATGCAGAGCGCCTAGAGGCTCTGCGCGCCCGCGCCGAGTTTGAAACCGCTGCCCGCAAGCGCGAGCAGGAACTGGCTGCAAGAGCAGCGCAACAACGTCAGGATCTACGCCGTGAAATCACTCGTCTTGAGCAGCGCCACGCTGCTGTTGTTGACAGCCTGCGCGACCGCCCCGACCGCCCCGCCGACGGTGGTTCAGTGCCCGGTGCCGCCACCGCTGGAGCTGAACCTGCCGCCGGATGTACTGGAGCACAACTTTACAGGCCGGATGGTGAATTTCTTGCAGGGGAGGCTGCCCTCGCAGACCGGCTTAGGCTTGCCCTCGACGCCTGCATCGCCGCCTACGGGGCCTTGAGTGGGCCGTCGGCTGGCGCAGCAGCGCAGTAGGGCTTTGCCTCTGCTCCCGTCATCAGGCTTGCAGCTCAGCCCAGCGCCGGTGCACATCCTCTGGCCGGATGTGGGTGTAGCGCTTGAGCTGCGCCCAATTCGAGTGCCCCGAGACTTGGGCGACTTCCTCGATTTTCAGCCCGGCCCAAAAAAGCTGCGTGATACCCGTGTGGCGCAGATCGTGGAAGCGCAAGTCTGCGATCTTGGGCAGCCCGGTGGCTGCGATCCGATCGCGGGCACGCTCAAACGCCGCCAACATCGAGTCGGTTTCGTAAGGGAAAATGCGCCCATCGAGCTTCGGGATTTGCTCAAGCAGCGCGAACGCCGGGCCTAGCAGCGGCACAGTCTGATCGTTGCCGATTTTTTTGCTCGGGTGCTTCACATCGCGGATAATGACCGTCTTGCGCTTGAAGTCCACGTCGGCCCAGCGCATGCGCGTCAGCTCGCCGGCGCGGCGCGGTAGGGCAAGGGCCATTTTGTAAACCGGCACCATGTCGATGGTGGTTTGGTGATGGCGGTTGCGGCGGACAAACTCTGCCAGCAGCGCGGCTTCTTCCTCGTCATCGACCAGGCGCACCACGACGCGGGATTTGCCAATCGCGCCCGCTCCCTTGAGGCGCTTGATGGCCAAGTCAACCGGCGCAGGGTCTGCCGCGATGCCGTGCGCGTAGGGTGCCGCGTGCACGGCAGCCGACAGCGGCGAAAGGTTGGCCATGATCGTGGCCGGTCCTGCCCCCTCTGCCTTGCGGCGCAGTACAAAATCGGTGACGTGCTTGGCCGTGAGCTCGTGCAGCATGACCTTGGCAAACGCTTGGGCAGTGGTTTCGTGGTTGTGGATCGTGGATCGGCCCAAGGGGCGCAGCTGCTGCTGGTATTCGAGGTGCAGCAAGATCAACTCGCCCACGGTCAATGAGCGCGCCGGCGCACCTTGGGCGCGCACCTTGGCATCGAGGCGCTCAGCCCAAGATCGCGCCATGGCTTCGCTGGGGAAAGTCTTGGATTCGCTGACTACAATGACGCCTGCTTTTTTGATGCGGACTTGGGCAAAGTACACGTCGCCGCGCTTTTGGATGGATGGCATGGTGGGCTCCTTGTGCTTGATGCACCGGGCGCTGGCCGGGCGGTGCATCAGGGGCCGTATGATGCACCAATTGATGCACCAGCAACCAAGAAACCCACGGAAATGCACCAGAATACCCGTCTACCAAGCCACAGAGCATGAGGCACCGAGTTGACGAACGCCTCACCAAATCAACAACNTGC